GCAGGTCTGCCAATACCCGTTCAATGTGGTCTATCGCGCCGCGCCAAAAACAGAAACCCAGCGAATCCGTATCAAGGAATTTCTTGACGCGCTGGGCAAGTGGCTTGAGCGGCAGCCGGTCACGCTGAACGGTAAGAGCCACCAGCTCAGCGCATACCCCGCGCTGCTGGCTGGCAACCGCGTCATCAAGAAAATCAGCCGCACAAGCCCCGCCTACCTCAACTCCGCCTATCAGGACGGCGTTGAAGATTGGCTCATTGCCCTGCGGCTGGACTACAACAACGAATTTGATATTTGAGGAGCTGAAATTATGCCGAAAATCGAACGCAAGTATCTTGCCCATTTCCTCGACGCCAAGTTCGGCGTCAAGACGCAGGGCGAGGAAACCTACGCCCCGAATTATACCCGTCTCGGCAAGGACCTTGAGGAGTATAACGAGGAGCTGAACCCCGATGTTGAGGTCAATAAAAACATTCTGGGCGAACAGAACGTCGTCCACAATGGCTACGAGGTGCAGTCTGAGGTTGACCCCTTCTATGCCTACAGCGGCGACCCGCTGTTTGAACGTCTCGCAAAGATCGCCAATGAGCGCCTGACCGGCGACGACTGCATGACCACGAAGGTTGACGTGCTGCTTAACAGCGACGGCACCGTGGCGTGGGCCTACCGCGAAGACGTGTGGGTCGTTCCCGAATCTGTCGGCGGCGACACCTCCGGCGTGCAGATTCCCTTTACCGTGTACAACGCGGGCAATCGCGTCAAGGGCACCTTCGACCTCACCACGAAGACCTTCACCGCAGACACCAACGCTGCGGGCTAATCATCCACCCCATCCACCCCGCCGCCCTGCGTACTGAGCGCAGGGCGGCAGCATTTTGAATTCAGGAGGCAATTACAATGGCTGACAAATTGGTACAGCAGAATTTCAATGAAATCATCATCGACGATGGCAGCGTAAAGGTGCCTATCCGAAACAAGCACGGGGAACAGATCGGGGAATTCTCCTTCCGACCGACCGACATCGGCATTGTGGATCGCTTCAACAGTGTTGCCGCAGAGTTCGACAAGATCGTCGAGCCGCTGGAAAGCGTCAACATCAAGCCGGACGGCACTGTGGACGAACAGAACGAAGCCGAGTTCGCAGCACTGCGTGAGGCCGAAAAGCGCCTGTACGCCGCCTGTGACAGGCTCTTTGGCGGCAATATGTCGGAGGCGTTCTTCGGCAAGATGCACCCGTTTTCCCCCATCAACGGTCATTTCTACTGCGAAAACGCGCTGTCTGCGGTCGGTGCTTATATCTCCCGCCAGTTCGACCGCGAGGTGAAGAAAGTCAACTCCCGTGTTGAGCGGTACACCCACGGCTACCGTACCGGCAAGCACAAGGGCGGTAAAAAATGATCGGAACACTGCCGCGAAGTCTTGAGGTAAACGGTAAGTTCTACCGTATCCGCAGCGATTT